GTGCCGCCGCCAGTCAGTCCGTTGCCGGCGACGACATTAACGGATGTTGACACCTTAGCATCGAGAGCCAGAACAAGCCCGCTGATATCGCTGATGCTGTGTCCATGCCCGGAATTTGATTTTTCTGAGACTGATGTGCTCAGCGCGCCAATGGCGGTATCAATTGCGCCGAACGCCTCTCGCAAGCGCGGGATGTCCTCCAAAACGAAATTGTCTTCGTTGGGGAGCGGAAGATTTACAATTGGCGTGCGGTCATCAATCATCTGTCAGCCTCAAACCACAATCACGCGCAGGTCGCGGACGCGCGGCCTGGCAGCGGCTGTGCCGGTCAGTATCAATTTGATCTGCACTGCGTCTTCATCGACACTGGCCGCCGAGCAAATGAACTCAACGAAGCCGTCGTCGACGTTACGGGTCGATGCGACAGGCAGGCTCGCCCATGTGTCGCCGCCGTCGATGCCCTTGTAATAGGCCTCGACGTTGGCGCCGCCCGGGATGTTGGCCTCGTAGATCGCCTTCACTGTCGACCCGGTGCCGGCAGGAACCGCCCTGGTCACATAGTCGTCGCTTAGCGACACTGCGCCGGCGACAAGCTGGCTGCCAGGCCACAGGACGGGCGAGAACGAGTTGCCGCCGACCAGATGCGCGGTGACGCCGACGTCGCCAGTGATGGCCGCCGCCAGCTGCACGGGCTGTCCGTCGGAGACAGTTACGGTCGACAGGTCTGGCAGCGTCAGCGTGTATTCGACGCCGGTGTTAGATGCCGGACGGTCTGCGTAGGACATCAGGATCAGGTCTGTGGCGGCGGTCACCGAAACAACACCAAGATCTATTGTCTTGCTGGTTTCCGAGTAGTTCGCGCGCAGTACGCGGAACGCCAGGTCTCTGTCCTGGTGGACAGTCCAAGTGCTGGCGTTGCTGGATGACAGCATGACGCCAACCGTGTACGGCTGGCTTGTGATCCAGCGCTGTGCGGTAGCGTCGAACTTGCCCAGCTCTGCGATAGACAGCGCGCCGATGGCGTCATTGCACAGCACGACGATCGCGTATTCATTGCCGGACAGCAGGGTAACCGGAAGATCGAACAAGGCGCGAGTGTGGGCGCCGCCGATATTGATATCGTCCGGGTCAAGTCGCGCCTCTGCAATCACGCGCTGGTTAGGGAAGCCGACCGTGGTTTCCCGCAGCTGCACCATCGTCAAGGTGGTTGGCTTGACGCTGAACCACAGATCGATGCCGCTGCAGTGAACGGCGGACGTCAGGACGAAAGTTTGCGCAAGCGGGTCGATCCTGGTGCGGCGAGGCGGCGGCTCAGGAGGCGGCGGCGACTGCCAGCGCGTCTCTGTGACCGTGGTCTGCTGCTGCCATGTCTGGCGCTCAACGGTGCCCTGGCCGCTAAATATAGCAACTCCTTCGCCGCCGCCAGCGCCAGTGAACACAACCTCTTTGTTGCCAGCGAGAACACCGGCGGGGATGTTGAACTTGCCGGTCACTACGCCGTTTGAGTCTGCTACAAGACCAGTCATCTATGTCTCCGAATTAATTAAAGTGCCGACGGCGCGACGACGATGCCGTCGAAAGTGACTTGCGTCAGGATCTCGCCGCCGCCGAAGCCGGTCACGCTGAAACTGATTTCAATCTCTCGCAGCGTCTCGACCGGGATAGTGGTCGCCTGCAGCAATACGTTTCTGTTCTGTGTAGTGATGGACGACTGGTCGCCAGACCCGACCACGAACCGCGACGTCGACGGCCCTGCCCAAACGGTTTCTGAGACAGTCCAGCGATCGACGGCTGGCGTCAGACTGGCCAGAGCCGGAACCGCACCAAACGCCATGTAGGGATTGATTTTCATCTCGCCGGTGATTAGCGTCTGCTCCAGCGCCACGGCTTGCGTAAATGCGCAGGACTGAGGGCTGGTGATGTCGCTGCCCAGAGGGCTGATAGTGGCGTCGATTGACAGCATCAGCTCGCCGTTAACGATCGCAGCAGTCTGAGGTGTGCCCGCGTCGCGCTGGCTGTCGTCTATGAAGGGGTCGGTAAAAAGTCCCTTCTTCGTGCCGCTCTCGCGGGTGTGAATATTCGACTCCAGACGCTGCTGAGCAATCAGCTGCATAAGCAAGTCCATACGGTTCTCAATGCCCGCAAGGACAGGCATCGGCACCACGCGGACGCCATCATTCACGACGCGACGGTTTGCGTCCCAGGTCTGGTAAACGCTGGCAAGAGACAACAGGTCGGAAGGCACGGCAGGCGGCTGGGGATTGTATTCCGCCGACACCCCGACCAGCCACTGCGTCTGGCCGTCTGCATTCAGGCAGAGCCGGTCTATGCGCGGCAGCATCTGGCGATAGGTGGTCAAGATCAGCGTGCCAACCACAGCACCGGTCACCGTGTAGCCGGTGCTGTCGACAGCAGTGGGCGTCACAAGCGTGATATAGCGATAAGTGACGGAGTACGTCGACCCTGGCGCCGGCTCGTCGCCGGCAGGCGTCCAGTCGACTTTGCCGTCTGTCAGCAGGTAATCAGTTGTTTCGACGTAGGTCGTCGCGCCCTGGCTGACCTCAAGAATTTCTAAAACGCTGGCGTCCGGCAGAGGATCCTGCGCTCCAGTAAAGACGCCATGGGTTACGCTGACCGTCTTCTCGGCAGTGATCGATACTGAAATGATGTCTTTGGCTGGCGTTCGCGCCAGATTGACCCGCTGGGCGTCGGCAGTCGTGGAGCTCTTCGGCTCATTGTTGATTGTCTTGAGATCGGCGGCGGCATCGAGGATGATGCGGCGCGACGTAGTAAATTCTATCGGGTAGCCGTACACGCGGGCACGGCCTTCAGCCATCGTGTAAGCCTGATTGTCGCCGTCGTCGGCCAGCTTCGACAGGCCGAGACCGGATACGATGTAAGTGCCGCCGGCGCTGTCGCGATCGTAGCGGGCGAGCGCCTGCGTTACCGCGTCCAGGTTAGGCGGCGCCTCTTTCGCGCCAAGCAGACCATCAACAACGCTGTAAACTGGGAAGAACTCGCCTACGTCTTCGTCACCGCTCCAGCTCCACACTGCGTCGACCTTCAACCGCTCGGCGCCGGCTTCGTTGAAAGCGCGGGTGCCGGTCGCCGGGTCAAGCAACCCAGGATCTTGGAGCGCGGTGACCACGGTCGATATCAGCCGGATACCGACAGCTACCTCGCCAACAACCGGAATGACCAGGTCGGCAGGCGGCACGCCGCGGACGGCGCCGGAAATATAGACGGCGCCGGACTGACAAGATACGTCGCCGGTTTCCGAGTCGACGATAACGCCGGCGTCGCGAATGATGTCGCCATCTTTGAACAGGGCATCTGCAACGCCGCGCAGTTTGTGTGAGGCGGCCTTCTGCAGCTCGTTGAATTCGGCAGACTGCATGGGCCTGCCGGCGATAAACAAATGCTCTTCGTAATTATCGTCGGGGTCGAATCTGTTGTAATACTGGTTCGGCATGTCAACCATTGGTCGGCCTCAGAACGTGATAACGATTTGGAAGCTCTCACGGATAGCCGGGGAGCGATAAATGGGCTCCAGGTTCTCGACGTGAAGCAGGCGGCCGGTGTCTGCAATTTCGGCAGGCAGGAAATATACTTGTCCGCCTGGCAGTCCCTCGACAGGAACCGTGCCGACGAATGCGCCGATTTCCCGAATAACGGCGCTAGGCGCGTCGGAAAATTCAAACTGCACGGATATCAGCAGGTGGTTTGTTGGCGTCGCAGACAGCGTAAAGTTGCCGCTGGGGAGAACAATTTCTCCCGCCACGTCGGGAACGACATATTGCACATTGGTTGCTGTGCGCCGCCCAATTTCATCAATCAGTGCGACAGCTTCCGCGTCTTCGCTTGGGGCTTCGAGCCACACCCCGTCGCCAAGCCCCCAGGCCAGGTGGATCGGCCTTGTAGCGATAGATTCCGCGATCACAACGCGGCCTGACTTTGTAAGAATTGCCATTTAATAAAGCCCTCTGAGGGAAATTTAACATCACGACCTAGTGTGGCCTGCCGGGCCGACGTCGTTCCAGTTGTCCCAAGTCGAATTGATTTCTGCCCACGTCAGACTGGCATCCCATGCCTGGCGCATGTAGCGGACATCAACAAAGGTAACGCGGAAGTCGCGGGTCAGCGTGAATTCAAAACCGTATCCTGCATCGTCGTAGACGGCCGGCCCGCCGAAGATCCGCTCCCGAATATGGGCGGCTTCGCGGTTCGGTATTGGCGTGTCACCAAACTCGGCGAAATCCCACAGCATTTTGTCTTCGTATGGGATCTGCGCAGCTTTCAAGCTGTAGTGACCGAAGTGAACCTCGTGGCCGCTGGCGTCGACACTGAACGCCAGCCTGAACATGGGGTCCAGCACCAGCACGCCAGACGGACGATTGCGGTGGATGATCGGCATGACATCCTGCCAGTCGACATAGTCGGCTGTGACAGGCTGGATAATGTGATAGCCGATACGCACGCCGTCATAGAGCCTGTCTGGCCCGTCCAGGGTCGACGTGTCCCATCGGGCTATGTTCTGCCAGGGTTCCTCGATGCGCACGTCGCGACCGGTGGCGTCGCGAATGGCGAGCTCTATGGCGCGCGGGTTGACGCGCTCTCGGAAAACCTCGATTGGGATCCTGGCCGCATAGCTGGCGTCACTCTCGCCGGTGCGCCGGGGCTCGCCATAGATCCGCCCCCACAGATCCAGCCACTCGCCTTCGGAGTCAGGTATCACCATTTGCCGTATGGCTTGGTGCGACTGCGCTTCGGCGGCGATCAGTTCTTCGTCGTAGGCGCCAAACAGCGACCACAGCAGGTTTTCATGAACTAAAAGGTGGTCGCCGTTGGATTGATCCTGGTCGCCATCCCCGGCGAGAAGGCTTACTGCGCCGCGCCCCGACTGCTCCGGGTTCAGGTACTCGATGGTGATGCCGCTGCCCTGTATCTCCCCGGCCAGCTCGGATATGGTCTTGCCGGTCAGCTGATAGACATAGGTGACGCCGCGCGCCGTGACAGACAGAGTCTTGCCGGATACGCGCCACGTCAGGCCGCCCGAGTCCCGTATGCGCATAGCCAGCGCGGGCTCAGGCGCTGTATTGAAAACCGCCCGAGGCAGGTACTTTAGAAGTCGCTTGAGGCGCGACATATCAGAGCGCCCCGACGGTCAGTGTGCCCGGCAAAAGCGCTTCGCCGTCGCCACAGATGATGTTCTCGGCTGACGCAATAACCAGGCGCTTAATGCCGTCAACGGCCAGCAGAGCCTCTGCCAGCTCGCCCAGGTACAGGGTCTCGCCAGGCAGGACAGCAACAATGGCGGCTCCGAATGCGTTTTGAATGTTTTGTGCGACTGCCGACGTCAGCGATACGCCAGGCATCATCTCGACGGAGACGGTCATCGATATCTGGCGCTCCACCATAGCGGCAGCATCGACCCTGACGCCAGAGGCGCGATACCCGGGCACAATGGCTCCAGTGTCGTCGTCTCGGTAGCCGTCGATAGCGCGCTGGCAGGCAGCCAGAAGCGCGGCGCTCGGCGCCCCCCTGGACGAATACAGGTAGACAGTGCTGCGGCCTGGTTGCTCTTCGATGCCTATCCGCGTCACATACTCTTCTATCCACCCAGACGCAGACACAATACGTGCCTGGCTGGCAATGTAGCGTATGGCCGCATTGGTGCCGCGCGACAGCGACGCCACGAATTCTGTGAACCTGGCTTCCCGCTCATCTTCCGTTTCAGCATCGCGCCCAGTGGTGATAGTCTGGTTGCTGACAGTGAAGCCGTCGCCAAAAGCCGAAGACTGCGTAATGGTGCCGGCGGCGGCATTCCCCAGGGAGCCCGGCGAGGCGGCCGCGACAGGAATGCGAACGAACGTCTCGCCAGACTCCCAGGTCACAGCCTGAGTGCTGGTGAATGTCTGGCCGTCGGTAGTGCTGAACTGCGTGCCGGCGGCGACGACGAGATCTTCAGCCATCGGATCTTCCTGGCTGATCGTCACAGCGCCGACGGCGACAGCGGCAGGTAGGCGATTGAAGCCGAAAGACTTGAATGTCGCGATAGGTATCGCTTCACGCAGGCCGATAAAATACTGCTGGTACAGCTCCTCAATTTCCACAGCCGGAGCCTCGACCAGGGTGCG